TAAGAGAATACAACAGAAGCAATACAGACAATAGCTTTGAAGTTATATTGTGGAACAATAACTCGTTTGATATACGCTACGGTGCATTAAATATTATTAACCATGATGTACTGATAGGTGAAGTAGGTTCTAAGAAAGAAAATTCATATACCTATTATCACCATGATGAATGTTCTACGGGTACAACCAACTCTAGCGCCTGTGTCAATACCAACTGGAACAATACTACGATTAACACCACGCTTGAAAATGGCGGTTCTTTATACGGTTCAGGAAGTGGCAACGGTGTAGATTGTAGTGACCCATTAAATGATTCTAGCTGTTCAGGATATGCGGATGCTTTATTAACACAACAATGTAATATCACTGATCTTTATAGTGAGTCATGCCCTAATTATTGGCAGGCCTTTGACCAACAAGAATGTGATAATGACCCACAGTACGCACCTTTCTGTGCAGGCTACAGACAAGAAGATTCAGTAGCCTTCTTTGATGATGAGCAAGTTGACTATGGTTTTATAGATGAGCAAGAACAGTTTGCCACAGGTATATTTATAGATGACCACCATCACGATAACCAAGGCTTTGAAGAACAATTTACTATTGTAGAAACATTTGAAGATGATATGTTCCCACCTTTTGAAGAATTTAACGGTGATAACTTTGAAGAGTTTTTTGGCGGCCCAGAGCCTGAAGAATTAATTATATTCTTTGATTCTGAGCCTTTGCTTTTTATAGATGACTTTGGCCCACGCCATGATGAGCCTTTGCACCAAGACGATATATTAATAGAAGAGTTTATCTTTCAAGAAACTTTTTTAGTTGAAGACTTTAGAGAGCCAAGCACATTTGTTGAATTTGAAACTATTGAAGAACTAGAAGAAAGGCTTGAAGAAGAAACTAATGAGAACTTTGAAGAGCGACACGAAGAAGAATTTGTTAATCTTGATGATCCTGAAGAAGAATTTATAGAAGAGATATTTGAAGAGGAGGCTGTAGAAGAAATATTTGAAGCCATAGAAGAACGTATAGCTGAAGCGGAAATAGAAGAAGAAAGATTAGAAAGAGAAGAAATAGTAGAGGAGTTTGAAGAAGTTTTTGAGGAAGAGTTTCAAACCGCAGAAAGGGAAGAGGCTACAGGTAAAAGTTCTATTAGTAGGGACATAGCATTAAGAGTGGTTGCATCTACAATAACTACCGCAACAAAAAGTGTCAGCGGTACTAACTCCGGTAATTCTATTCACGCTACAGGCAACTCTATAGCCGCTGGTAATGCTGTAAGCTCTTCATCTAACTCTGGTTTTAGCACTAGCAGCTCACCAAGTATGTCAGATCAGTTTGCTTCATCTACCGCTCAAACCAATCAAGTGCTTGATATGAGTAGCATGTCTGTATCTGGATCTTCTTTTAGCTCTACATCTGTAGAAACAGAAACAGTTTCAACAGAGACGGTCGTTTCTGTTGGAACAGTAGAAACTACTCAAGATCAAATGGATACATCTATTGCATCAGTCGGTACTGATACAGAAAGCGAAACAACCGTAGAAAGTATTATTGCTCAGAACTTACAGACAGCGCAAGAACAAGTTGCAGCGCAACAAGAAGAGACTGGTGAGTATGGCTCAGAGAACGCTATTATTGCTGTTATGGGTTTTTTACCAGGGTTTAATACTTACAGAGCTGTAGACATCCCTCAAAAAGAATTGTGGTATGAACCAAAAAGCATTTATACTAATAACACACTATCAGACAATACTGCTGCATTTTATGGCCTAGCAGGACAGAGTATAAAAACTTTAACTGATTTAAGAAAATTGCAACCAAATTTATAGGAGGCTGAAATGAATTGGTTTGAAAACAAAACAACTCAACTAATAGCTCTTGCAGGCATAGTTACGACTTTAGCTGGCTTTGGCTATCAAGGCGCTCAGTATGTTAATAGGCTAGATAACCTAGAGGCTCAAATAGGTGGCATAGGTGATACTGAACAAGCTCAAAAAATTATTGAAGAACGCTTTGCTTCTATAGAAACATCTGTACAGTTTTTAGAAAAACAAATAGATGGCGTAGAAGTACCAGATGTTACAGAAATTAAAACAGATATAGCTACCATAAAAGCTGCTCTTCAATCGCTTGAAAAATCAATTAGCAAATTAGAAACTGGCAATCCATTAGCGGGGTAATTATGAAATTTGGTTTAATTAAAAATGTTGTGGGAGCTTTGGCTCCTACTCTTGGTTCTGCGTTAGGCGGCCCGTTAGGCGGTCAAGCAGCATCAGTTATAGCTGGAGTTCTTGGTTGTCAATCAGATCCAAAATCTATTAATAAAGCAATACAAGCAGCGACTCCAGAGCAAATGTTAGAGCTTAAAAAAGCTGAACAAAGTTTTGAGTTACAAATGAAAGAACTTGAAGTAGATGTATTTAAGTTAGAGGTAGCAGACAAACAAGACGCTAGAGGCAAGTTTAGCAAAGACTGGACTGCAAGAATTATGGGTATAGCTGTTGTTGGTGGGTTTATGGGTTACATTTTCTTAGTAACTTTACAACCGCCAGAACAAAACTCCGAAGCTCTTATTAATTTAGTTTTAGGATATTTAGGTGGATTAGCATCTGCGGTTATATCTTTTTATTTTGGCGCTTCAAATACACCTGATAAAGATGACTAGTAGAAAAACAGCATCAGATGTGCATTCAGACCTAAAATCTCACGAAGCAAAATGTGAAGAAAGATGGAAGACCATATTCAAAGAAACAGCAGAAATAAAACAAGAGATGAGCGATCTAAACGGAACGCTAAAAATGGCTGTATTTGGGACTTTCGGTTTTATGGCAACTTTATTAATAGCTTCTTTAACAGGGGTGGTAGCAATATAATGAAAATATCAAATGAAGGAATAGCTTTAATTAAAAAATTTGAAGGATGTGAGCTTAAAGCTTACAAATGTGCAGCCGGAGTGTGGACAAAAGGATATGGGTCAACTTGGGGAGTAAGAGAAGGAGATACTATTACTCAAGAAGAAGCAAATGCTTTGCTTGAAAAAGAATTAAAAGAATACACTGGTTATGTAACAGACGCGGTAACACAGCCTTTAAATCAAAATCAATTAGATGCGATGGTTGCTTGGACATATAATTTAGGCCCTACAAACTTAAAAAGTAGTACAGCCTTAAAATTATTAAACCTAGGAGAATATGCAGGTGTGCCAGCTCAACTTAAACGCTGGAACAAAGCTACGGTAAACGGCGAAAGAAAAGTTTTAGATGGTCTAGTCAGAAGAAGAGAGGCAGAAGCCTTAATGTTCGAGGGAAAACCTTGGGATCATATATAAAATGCCTTTACAAAAAGCTATTTTTAAACCAGGTATTAACAGAGAAGGTACCGACTATGATAACGAGGGCGGTTGGTTTGATTGCAATTTGGTTCGATTTAGAAAAGGCAGACCCGAAAAATTTGGCGGATGGGCTAAAGATAGTGTAAATGTATTTTTAGGTACTTGTAGAGCATTACACGGTTGGATAGCTTTAGCTGGAACTAAATACTTAGGTCTTGGAACAACTTTTAAATATTATATAGAAGAGGGAAATTCTTTTAATGATATAACTCCTATTAGATTAACTACCGGCGCAGGAGATGTAACTTTTGCTAAAGTTGGAACTGGTGATGCGACAATTACGGTTGCTGATACAGCTCACGGGGCGGTACAAAATGACTTTGTAACATTTTCTGGAGCAGCGTCTCTTGGCGGTAATATCAACTCCGCCGTATTAAATCAAGAATATCAAATAGCAACAATTGTAAATTCTAATTCGTATACGATTGAAGCAAAAAATACTAGCGGTAATACAGTATTAGCTGCGGCTGGAGACAGCGGAAATGGTGGCGGATCAACCGTTGGCACTTATCAAATAAATGTAGGTCTTGATGTTTACGTTCCTGGAACTGGGTGGGGTTTAAATAATTGGGGTGAAGGAGCTTTTGGATCTGCGACAGCGTTATCTTCAACAAATCAACTAAGACTATGGACTCATGATAATTTTGGCGAAGATGTAATTATTAATCAAAGAGGTGGGGGCATCTTTAGATGGGTTGAAAATAATGGCGTTACAACTAGAGCTGTTAATCTTTCTACTACAGCTGGAGCTAATCAAGTCCCAACAGTAGGTTTGCAAGTTATTACTTCAGAAAAAGATCGCCATTTAATTGTATTAGGTGCAGACCCTATATCAGGTAGCGCTAGAACTGGAACTATTGATCCTATGTTAATTGCATTTAGCGATCAAGAAAATGCACTAGACTTTGAACCTCAAACAACAAATACAGCAGGATCTTTGAGGCTATCTTCTGGCTCTTCTATTATAGGAGCTGTTAAATCTAGACAGGAAATATTAGTTTGGACAGATACTGCTTTATATAGCATGCAATTTATTGGCCCTCCCTTTACATTTGGAGTTAATTTAATTAATGAGGGGACAGGACTGCTTGGCCCGAAAGCAGCTGTTACAGCTCCCCAAGGCGTTTTTTGGATGAGTTACAATAATTTTTATCTTTATAACGGCAGCGTTAAGACAGTTCCTTGTACCGTTCAAAATTATGTATTTTCTGATATTAATTTAATTCAATCTTTTAAAATTAATGCTTTTACTATTGCAGATAAAAATGAAGTAGGTTGGTTTTATTGTTCCTCTTCTAGTAACGAAATAGATAGGTATGTTATTTACAATTATGCAGAAAACATTTGGTTTTATGGATTATTAAGTAGAACAGCTTGGCTAGACTCTGGGATAGAAAATTATCCAAGAGCTGTTAGCGGAGGTTATCTTTACCAACAAGAGCTTGGTTTTGATGATGATGGATCTCCTATGACTAATGTTTTTATAGAAAGTTCTGATTTTGATTTAGGAGACGGAGAACAATTTACCTTTATACAAAAAATTATTCCTGATTTTAAATTTTTACAAAGTAGCAACGAAGATGGATCGGTAAATGTTGTAGTCAAAACAAGAAACTATCCAGGAGATTCTTTATCTGTTAATTCAACAAGTGCTATACAGGAAAGTACTCAACAAGCATTTGTAAGAGGCAGAGCAAGGCAAATGGTTTTAAGATTTGAATCAGATGATGATGCAGCAAATAATGGTAATTTAGGAATTGGATGGAGGTTAGGAGCTACAAGGATTGATATAAGAACTGACGGCAAGAGATGAGCAAGATTCTACAAACGCAACTTCCTATTGCTGTAGATTCAGTTAGTCCCGATATATTTAATAGATTATCAAGGATATTAGAAATTAACTTAGGTGCCGTTGACGTTAACAGCACTCAACAAGTAAATGACGCAGACAAACTTAAATTTAATTTTTTAGCAGGCAGTATTATCTGGAACACTACTTTAGGTGTGTTACAGGTATATACAGGATCTAAATGGGTTGATATAGGTGAAAGA